AACGGGTTGTACTTTAGCTTGCAATCCTAATTGTTTAGCAGTCTCGCCAATTTGCATACAATTCGATATATTAACACCGTCGTCTCCACAATACATCCCAAGCAGTTTATAAGCGTTCTCAGGACCATATCCGGCATTCCTTAATGTAGCATATGACACAAAAGCATTAATCATTGTGTTTCCATCTGTTGTTAATGGTGATCCACTAAGCCTACCGTGTCCTGGTTTATATTTAACGCCTTGTTTAGTTGTTGCTTTAGCGTTGTATTCTGCTTGGAGTAATTGCCTCAACTCCTTCTTATGGGAATTGTTACACCACCGCATATATGCTTGGCTCTCTACATTAACTCTTAACCATTTAGAGATGGAGCCATCAAATTTGGTGTAATCTGTAGTAATGATGTTATCGGTCATACTGGCTATTTGCTGCATACGTTGCGCTAATTCACGAGGATCTTTCCCAGGTCCATACCATAACTGTTTGCTTAACACGTCTTCTTTGAAGGAGTAGGTATAGCTACTCAGAGTAAGCGTATGGTCGGGTGGACATTGTGATATATTGCGTGGTGCTTTCAAGTTCGGGTAAGATTCTCTTTTCTGAAAAGCTTTAACCTCAAACTTGTTGCCAAACACTTGGTGTAGGCATTGCAATATCCTCGCTCGTTGAGTGGGACGTTTCTGTTTGGCCCAAACTCCTTCAAAATCTAAAGGAGCCCCAACACCAACGGTTGGTACAAGCATGTGACAGAATTCTTTGGCATATTTGTTGTATAAACCTTTAGGAACAACATTGTTTGCAATTTTGTTCACTCGATCTTTTATACACCATTCATCATTGTTTCTACTTTCAGTGGGACACATAGCAGGATTTTCAAGTAGACAAGGTGCAGCAACTGCTGCATATTCTTTTCCGTCTTCATAAGCTGATCCCTTAACTCCTTGATAGTGAGGAGTATTTGACGTAGCAACAATTATACCTCCTTCAAATTGGGTACAATTCTGAAAATGGTTATATAATAAAGGCGATGCCAATAGACTATTGTCTTGATTAGATGCAGTCATAATTCGTTCTACTGCGCTCAATGATGGTAATTTAGCCTCTTTGAGTCTTATTTTACATGCTTCGTATACAGCACTAGGAACAGTCGCACAGACTGTCATTCCCGTAACTCCAACACTGATACTTTCTACCTCACCGTACACACGCAATACGGTCGAATCACCATGTGTAACAATTAATCTTGTCACCGGTTCTTCAGTTATTTGGATTTGTTTTGGTATCCAAGCGACAGGTAAATACAGAATAATCCTCCTTGTGGAATCCTCTTTACATTGACGTTGTTCAACGGTGTATACAAATTGACCACCGTTCAAAGCTGGTACAACCACAGTCTCTTTACTGTGATCCCAAAGCTTATGTTCGTAGATAGCACCTCCCTTAACGCGTGTCTGCAGGATCGAGTCTTTCAAGAACGTGTATGTTCCATCAGGGATCGTGCCTGCGACTGCATTTGGTACAAATGTATATAGTAATATAGGTCTACCATACGAAAGATATCCATTAAAATTGGTATAATAATCAACGTCAACCATAGTGATAATATGGTTACTATCAATGATGTCATCTTTCATCTCAAGAGCAATATCCTTAGGTACGTAATAATAACGACAACCGTCGCAGTCAAGTTCACGGGACCCGCTTGAAACATCATAACGGGTATAACCCAAACTTGCAATAACGTTGGACATCTGTTTAGTAATACCTGTTCTTAAGGCAGCTGCATCAGGATGGGAATGCCCTGCGGGCATTATTTGAGGTTGATATTGGATCATTCTGTCCAAAATATCTGCTCTCAACCCCTTATCGTAACGAACTCCGTGTTGATCAATCAGGTAAGTTCGCTCCAGTATGCTGTCTGTTCCACAACTAGACAGTCTTAATTCGAGACCTTTGAAGAAACCCATATTCGGTGGACAGATCGAGTTACTATCTCGAATCTTACCCCTGGGCATATCTTCTGCATATCTCATCATCTCCGGGTAGAAATAATCTTTTACCCACTGGACAAGACCGAACATTCTACACTAATGAGTGCAATGAAGAATATAGTAGTCACTACCTACTATTGCGTTGGCTACGCTATCGCGTTTTTAGCCACGGGTAATAAC